AGAGCGGCCATACCGAGCAACGTTTCTGAGATGCCAAGATTCGAAAGAATCCTAGACATCGCAGTCAGCGTCGCGTCCATATGCAAATTATCTGTAGCACTGCTATAATCGCCGGAGACAAAGTGCTCTCCGTCGTTCCTAAAACTATCGTCTTCCATACGGAATCGCAACCGTTCCTCAAAGTCCGGTGTCATCGAAGAAATATCTGTCGATGCCCACTTTCCTAAGAGAAATGATTGCAACCTCCGCAAACAAGTCATACTTGCAATGCCCTTTGTAATCACTCGGAATTTTAAAGGTTCCGGGATCGCTTGGTATTCCCAAACGTTCTCGGACCTGAGAAACTCCTCTAGACAGACCTTCTCTTGTTCTTGAGAGAGGTTTTCCATGAGTGTAAAAGGCGCGTTAATATGTGCTGACCTGTTAAGGGAGACGTGACCATGGTTTCCACCAGCCTTTCGGTTTGATTCCACGCAAGCAGAGAAAGTAGGGACACAATCTCCCGGCTCGGAGTACTTAGTACCCGGCGGGATGATAATATCCACTGCTCTCTCGATCCACTTACGTGACTTCTGACTGGAGGAGGCGACCGAACTCATTATCTTCTTGTGTTTAACGATAGCTTCAAGCTCAACGCATTCTGCGGCCTTTCGGCAGCAGCGCTTGGCTTCATATAAGCTTCGTACGAGTTCCATAGATCTGATGGAACCATTGACACTTCGAAGGCAATGTCGACGAATTAGTCGCCACAATGTCCCTGAAAAGAGTTGATTCTGCACTGTTGAATCCAACTTCTTACCCATACCCCGCGCATGAACGAGTGTTAACTCATCCTTTACGCGCTTCTCGAACTTAGAGTCTACAGAGGAAGACACAAGTCGCTTGAACAGTGCGAGGAAGTCAGAGAGTAATTTCTCTCTCTTCTTCTTCGCCTGCACAAGATACTTTGCCTTAACCTCCGGACAATAAATGTCGAGGATTTCTGCCCAAGCGGTGTGAAGCGCGAGAGCAACGAGGACGTCCTCCGAAAGAGAGCTATTAACTTTCTCTTTTCCGGATTTCGCCCCCGTGTTGCCGAAGCTTTCGCCACGGCTAGTCGGTTTGGTATACTCCAAACCTAGGGTTTTCGAACTCGATCTCACCCGTGAGAGACTACCGTTCTGCTGCTTGATATGATCAAAAAACAGTGAACTGATAGGGAACGCGACGTTGCCTTTAGGAGCTTTATTTAGGAGCTCCGACGTCGTGATCAACGCCGGAAGGACCTTGGAGAACTCAATCCAAGGAACCTGAAGGTGGTAACGAGG